TAGAAATATCATTTCCGGATGAAACGTGGTAAGTTCCGTGACCGGTTCCGTCAACGGCTTTAATAACAACCTTAACTAAATCATCTACATAAACAAAATCGCGGCGTGTATCCATTACAAAACAAGGTTTATTAGTTGTGAGTCTACTATAAAATACAGGCAATGGACCACTAATATTTCTGGGTCCATAAACATTAGCTAATCGAAATGTAACATAATCTAATCCCGATAAATGAATGTATTGTTCACCTGCTGTTTTACTAATTGAATAACTTGAACCTTCTGGAAGAATCGGATGATTTAATGTAATTGGTTGCTCTAATGGTTTTGTTCCGTAACATAAAGCTGTTTGAAAATAAACAATTCTTTTTACATTATGCTTTAAACAACATTTAACAACATTAATTGTTCCTAAGATGTTTGATTTTGCATCTTCTGCCCAGTTTTCAGGATTTTTGTAAGCTGCCGCTGCGTGAATTACAAACTCGATCGAATGTTTCGAAAAAAGCGAATCTAAAAGACTTTCATCAGCAATTGTTCCTTCCACCACTTCTAAATTAATGTGAGGTTGGAGATTATCTCTTCTACCTGTCTCAAAATTATCTATTACAACTACAGAGTCGCCTCTTTTAAGAAGAAAATCACTGATATGAGAACCTAAAAATCCGGATCCACCTGTAATTAAAACTTTCATTTTTATAAATAGTTTTGTGATATATTTAAATATATTTTTACTTAATTAATTAGAATGTCTCTCACTCTTGATAACAGCAAAATCTTAGTGATCGGTGGCTGTGGATTTGTAGGAAGTAACTTATGTATTAAATTATTGATGCATAATGTTAGAGAGATTGTTGTTGTGGATAATTTATTATCTTCTGAAATTCAAAATTTACCTAAGAACGAAAAAATTACTTTTATTTTAGGTTCAATATCAGATGATAATATATTGTATCAATTGCCATTTGATTTTGATTTTATTTTTCATTTGGCAACTTATCACGGCAATCAATCTAGTATCAAGAATCCTCTAGCAGATCACGATAATAATACAATTACAACATTAAAAATTTGTGAATATTTCAAAAAAAGTAATCAATTGAAAAAAATGGTTTATGCATCAGCAGGGTGCGTGGTTGCAGAAAAAACTTATGATGCACCAAATGCAACATCAGAAGATGCTAATATATCTCTTTATTTGGATAGTCCTTATCAAATATCTAAGATGATAGGCGAATTCTATGGAAACTATTATTTCTTGCAACATAAGTTGCCTTTTGTAAAAGCAAGATTTCAAAATGTATATGGTCCCAGAGAAATACTGGGGGCTGGAAAATGGAGAGGAACACCAGCAACAGTTTGGAGAAATGTTACACCAACCTTTATTTGGAGAGCTATGAATAATATGCCAATCAGATTGGATAATAATGGTAATTCTACGCGAGATTTTATTTATGTTGAAGACCTAGTAGATGGATTAATAGCTTGTTCTATTAAAGGAAAGGCGGGAGGTGTTTATAATCTTGCATCTGGTAAAGAAACAACTATTAAAACGTTAGCTGAAACTATATGTAAATATACAAGTAGCTCTTCAGTATTGAATTTAAAACCTCCTAGAAACTGGGATCATTCAGGAAGACGGTTTGGAGATCCAACAAAAGCAGAAGCTGAATTAGGGTTTAAATGTAAAGTAGAATTAGAAGAAGGTATAAAAAAAACAGTAGAATGGACAAAACAAAATGAGAAAATAATAAAATCTTGTATTGAAAAACATTCATATTTTATGAATTAATTATATAAATACATTTCAAATAATATATATAGAATGTCGCATAAAATACAAATGTATGATCCCAAACGTGAATATCAAGCCTTTAAACAAGATATTGATAATGCTATTCAAAACGTTTTAAATCACGGTCTTTTTATTAATGGTCCTGAGGTAAAATCACTTGAACAAAAATTAGCAGAGTTTGTCGGAGTTAAACACGCTATCACCTGTTCAAATGGAACAGATGCATTAAAAGTGGCGTTATTGGCATTAGGTGTAAAATCAGGAGACGAAGTAATTACAGTGGCACATACGTGGATTTCAACAGCGGAAGTAATTTCTTTAATAGGTGCTAATCCAGTATTTTGTGATATTTGTTCTGAAACATTTAATATGGATCATACAAAATTAGAAATTTTAATTACAGATAAAACAAAAGCAATTATGCCTGTCAGTTTATACGGTCAGACATCTAATATGGATATGATAAATGAAATAGCAAATCGACATAATATTCCTGTTATAGAAGATGGTGCACAGAGTTTCGGTGCTACATATAAAGGAAAACGGTCTTGTAATCTCTCTACAATTGGAACAACAAGTTTCTTCCCATCCAAACCATTGGGTGGTTATGGAGATGGTGGTGCTATGTTTACAAATGATGATAAACTAGCAGATAAAATGAGACAAATTAAAAATCACGGTTGTATAAAAAGATTTCATCATAAATATATAGGTATGAATGCAAGAATGGATACGATACAAGCAGCAGTTATTGAAACTAAACTATCTAGATATGAAGAAACAATGAGAAAAAGACAAGAATGTGCTGAATATTATAATCATATTTTAAAACAACTTGATACCTTAATAAAACTACCTACCATTAAAAATGATAGAACTAGTGTTTGGGCCCAATACTCATTATTAGCAATGTCAAAAGATATGCGTGATTTTTTAGTGAAATTTTTACGAGAAAATTCTATAAACGTTGCAATATTTTATCCTGTTCCATTGCATTTTCAAGAATGTTTTAAGTCAAATTATTATCAGAAGGGATTTTTGAAAAATACGGAAGATATTTGTGATAGAGTATTTAATTTGCCTTGTTACGGAGAGTTTACAAGAAAAGAACAAGAAAAAATAGCATTGATTTTAAAAACTGGTATTCAGAAATACATTGAAAATCATTAACTTTTATAATATATATAAAACTTATAAAAGTTAATCATTTCGCATTAGTTCTCTTTCATCTACAACCCCTTTTAACGCCAGATAAGGCAAATCTTGTCTTCTCATAAAAGCTAATAAAGCCTTCGTATCTTTTGGAAAACAAGCACCACCATAACTAAATTTACCATCTGGTCCAGGAACATTTGTGTGACGGAAATTTATCCAACCATTTCCTAGCATTAAATTTTTTATATTACTAAAATCTAAATTCATATGTTCACATACCATATAAAATTCGTTGAATAATTGAATTTTACTGGCATAAAAACAATTGACAAAAATTTTCATACACTCACTTTCGTCTGAATGGCAAACAACTATTTCCGCGCTAGGATAATGTTTGTGATAAAAATCGTGCACCATATCTAGCTCTTCTCGTATTACACTTTTACTTGATCCCAAAACTATTCTTTTTTGATTATGAAAATCGTGATATGCAGTTCTTGCTGTTAAAAACTCTGGATTATGCATTAAACGAATTCCACTGTATTGCAAAATAAGATTACTAACTGTTCCAGGTTCAACAGTAGATTTCATAATAACAACTCCATTATATTTATTTTTGTGTAAAATTCCTATAACTTCATGAATAGCTGATTTATCATATTCTTCTGTTTTTTCATTATAAAGAGTTGGTAAACATAAAAAAATCATATTTGCGTGCATACAAGTTTCTATATTACCGATCCCTCCATCTTTATATTTATCATATCCATAGACATTGACACCTTTTTCAGTAAAGCTTTTAAACATAGCTCCACCAACAAATCCTAATCCAACAATTGCAACTTCCGCCATTATAAATTAATAATAAGGTGATTTTTTAAATGGTAATAATTAAAAATCTACATCTCCTGTATCAAATACTTCCTGTGTTTTTACTCCTGAACTTAAGCTATAATCAGCTACACGTTTTTCAAAGAAATTTGTTTTACCATCAAGTGAAATCATTTCCATAAAATCAAATGGATTACTAGAATTCCATACTTTATCGTATCCTAACTGAGTAAGCAATCTATCAGCAACAAACTCAATGTATTGAGACATTAATTTACTATTCATACCAATAAGTTTGCAAGGAAGAGCATCACAAATAAACTCTTTTTCAATAGTAACAGCATCTTTAATAATATCTTGAACTTTCTTTTTCTTAGGTTTCTTTTTTAATTTTTTAAATAAAAGAACAGCGAAATCAGTATGCATTCCTTCATCACGAGCAATAAGCTCATTACTGAATGTTAATCCAGGCATCAAACCACGTTTTTTTAACCAGTAAATACTACAAAAAGATCCAGAGAAAAAAATGCCTTCGACACAAGCGAAGGCAATAAGTCTAGTTGCGAAATTAGATCTTTTATCTTCAATCCATTTAATTGCCCAATCGGCTTTCTTTTTAATGCAAGGGAAATTATCAATCGCTTGAAACAATTGATTTTTTTCCCTTTCTTCTTTTATGTAAGTGTCAATAAGTAAACTATATACTTCACTGTGGATATTTTCCATCATTAATTGAAATCCATACGCAGCACGGGCTTCTGGTAACTGCACATCAGCCATAAATCGTTGTCCCAAATTTTCTAATACAATTCCGTCACTTGCTGCAAAAAAGGCAAGCACCATTTTTATAAAGTATTGTTCCTTATCTGTTAACGTTTCCCAATGTTTTTGATCTTTTGAAAAATCAATTTCTTCGGCGCGCCAAAAGCAATCCATTTGCTTTTTATAGCTTTTCCAAATATCATGGTCTGATAATGGAAACATGACATAACGGTCGGGGTTTTCGGTGAGTAGAGGTTCGTTCGTTGTTTTCGACATCCTAAATAATATTGGGATAGATTTAAATATTATTCAAAAAAACTATTAATTACTACATTATGCTGTCCTCTTATAAAAAACTATTTTAGTTTTTAACTACATAATATAGAAATTATTTAAAAATTTTAATTATTTATAGTATATAAGAATTATGGATATTGCAAAACGAGATCAAATAATTACGGCATTACGCTCTGAAATAGATAGAGTAAGAGGAGGCGTTTTAGATCAATTACAAGATATTGGAGAGATTCAAAAAGAGAATGAATTTTTAACAGAAATTGTTGGAGACTATAAAAAATATCACACAGCGCTGTTAAGGCAAAAAAAACGTGAGGAAGATCATTTAAAAATGTTAGTTGATTATTTAGAAAAACAACTGATGGAAGCTGGAATGACAGAATCAATGGAAAAACAAGCAAGATTTGAACAAAATAGAATATTGGAAAGTTTAGAAAAGTTGAAATCTGAAATGGAAGAAATCATTTCTAATGATAATTTAGATGAGTAAGGCACAGGTAAATAAAGTAAAAAAAGCATTGCAAAATATGGAAGAATCCCTAGAACAAACTTCAAGAAAAATAAATGATTCAACAGAAAAATTAAAAAAATGCAAAAAGAATATTAAAGCCCACGTGCAAAAATTAAAAGATATGCGAGAAGCTTTAATAAAAAATAAGCTGTCAACAAATATGATGGTAAAAGAAGGTTATATAGATACAGTGGATGAGTATACAGAAATGATAAATGGAATTTTTAATAGTCTAATACATTCCGCTGAGAATATTTTAGAAGATTAAATAAAAAACCTAATAATATATATATAATGGCTGAAGGAAAAAGCAGAAAAGTTGCGGATAACGCATTTAATCAAGCTGTGGGAAAGGTAAGACAATTTGCTGAAAGAGTAGGTAAATTTACAGCTGAGCAAAAAGAATATGGAAATAAGGTTCAAGGTAAAATTACTCAATTAGCAGGCCTTGTTGCTAGATTACGAGGTTGTAAAGAACAAATTAGAGGTATTCGTGAAGCACTTAGAGATTGTGAATCTAGGTCAGCCTCGGCATTAACTGAAGCAAGAGCAGGAGCTGATAGAGCCAGAGAAGAGGCAGTTCAGGCAGCAAGAGCTGAAGAAAGAGGAAGAGCAGCAGAAGCATTAAATGCAGCTGCGCAAAATTTTGATGCACTAGGTGGTGCATTGGATGGAATTTTAACATCAATGAACGCTATCGATAACATTGATTTGGGAGCTTTACAAGCAGAAGTAGATGAAATTTGTGCTGAAGCAGGAGCTGGAGGAGGTGAAGGAGGTGAAGGAAAAGGATCGGGTAAAGGAAATGATAGCGGTGGAAGTGGTGGACAAACAAATAGCAAATTAAGAGCAGCTGTTAGAGCTGTGCAAGGAGCAGAAGGATTCGATCGATCAAGGGGAATTAATCAACCAACGACGACCCCTCGAAGACAAACCCAATTAAGGGGAGACTGGGCACGTGGACCTCCTATGCACGGATCAGCAGCTAGAGCCGCTGGTAAAAGGGCACGTGATTCCAGAGGAACTTTTGGCGGTAGACGAGGTGGATATCGTTATAAAAGCAAAACGCGCAGAAGTCCTTCAAAAACAGCAAAAGGAAGTAAAAAAACACGTCGCCGTAGTCGCCGTAGTCGCGGTGGAAAAAAAAGACGTTAATTTAGGATATTCTATATATAAAATATTTTGAATATATATAGAATGAGTAAACAAGTAAATGCTGCTGCAAGACTCGCAAAACGTGAAGTAAACAATGTTGCCGGAAAAACCACAAACTTGATTGTTAAGGCAGTCAAGAAGGTTGAGAAGGTTTCCCGCGTTGGAAATGCTGGTATTGGCAAAATTACAAATATTGCTGCAAACACCGCAAATCAGGTTGTAAGATTAAGTGGTCTAGGTGGTAAAACCCGCAAAAGTAAGAAACACGGTAAGAAACACGGTAAGAAACACCATAAGAAAAGTAACAAAAAGCGTCGCACTAAAAAGGGAGGACGTAAATCGCGTCGTCATCGCAAACGTCGTCATTAAATTTAGATAATTTTGTTATTAATTCTTAAAAAATCTATATTGTCTCCTATTTAGGAAAGATTAAACAATATAGATTAGAGAGATTAGTAAATCTCAAAAAAAATATTGTTGAATATATATATAATGAAGTTAACATTGCAAAACGTTTTAAAGAACAAGTATGTCTTGTATGCTGTTTCAGCTTTAGCTGTTCTCAATGTTTTAGGTTATCTTAGTATTGGATCAATGGAATGTCTCGGTGTTTTTGCCTTGACCGCTCTTGTATGCCAGCAATACAACAAAAATATGACTGTATGCTTGCTTGCAGCTCTTTTCGCTGCCAACGTCGTTTTCGGATGTGGACGTATTAAGGAAAACTTCGTGGAAGCAATGGAGAGCAATGATGGCCCTACCCCTGATGATGTAGAAACCGCTAGTAATACTGCTGGTCAAGCCGCAGCAGAGGCAACAATGAAAGCTACAGGAAATGCAGATGCCGCTGAAAAGGCTGGAAATGACGCTGCCTCACAATGTAAGGTTGCTTTAGTTAATGGTGCTTGTCCAGAAGGCGAGAGTAAGTGAGCAGGCTTAACTAATAGATAAACTATAATTTTATTTTATATATTTTATATATAAAATGAAGTTGCCAGCTATTTTAAAAAACAAATATGTTTTATACGCAGTATTATTTTTTGCCATAACAAATGTTTTAGGATTTTTACAGCGCAATGACTTCGAATCCTTGACTATTTTTGTTGCCATAGGACTTCTCTCAACACACTTTAGTAAAAATATGACTGTAAATCTTCTTGTTGCAATGATTGGCGCCAATGTTATAAAGGGCAGCGGTTTCATTAGAGAAGGTATGACAGGAGATAGTGATGAGACTCCTCCACCAACAAAACCTGAAGGTGCTGATGAAGTGGCATATAAATTAGAAGGTGAAAAATGTGTTAAATGCACTGATTCTAGCGCAGAAGGATGTAACTTTTCTGACGCTAAATGCAAAACCGAGAAAGCAGGCTTTAGTAAAAGCAATGTTCCTTCCAGTAAACCAGCTTCTGTTGATGGAGGAGAAGATGAAGCCGTAGGAAAAAGAATCGACTATGCTGCTACACTTGAACAAGCTTATGATAATTTAGAAAAGATGTTGGGAAGTGATGGCCTTAAAGGTCTTACAGATGAAACAAAACAGCTTGTAGGTCAACAACAAAATCTTATGAAAACACTCAATAATATGGCACCAATTCTTAACAACGCAAAAGGAACACTAGAGAATTTGAATATGCCAAATATGGATAAACTTAAAGAAGTTATGAGCACTTTTCAGGGTTCAAAAAAATAAAGAGTTAATATATAATGCCACGTAAATGTCCACCTGGTGTATTTTGTATAGAAAATATGACATTAGTATTTATAATATTTTCTGTAGCTTTAGGAATATTTCTATTTTATAAATTTAATGCCCCCAAAGGTCCTAGTACAGTTATTTATCAAAATGCTCAACCTAGACCTTCATTATTTCCCAGATATCCATCAAGTTTTACAACTATTCCCGGAGATGTTTTAATGAATCCTAATGTCCCGCCACTAAAAAGAAATCAATATATGACTTCAAGTAGTGATCCTCGCAGAGTTCCAATTAATATGAGAACGCGCGGAATTCCAATGAGTTACGGACAAACTGGAATATTAACAAGAGTTAATGGAAAAGAAACCATTCTCCCATTAATGGGAAGAGCTTTACACACAAATCGCAATAAATGGCAATATTATACTATGGGCTCAAAAAATAATGCCATAAAATTACCTGTTAGCAATAATGGAAAAAGTTGCACTTCAGAATACGGTTGTGATGAGCTAATGAATGGAGACACGGTTTATGTTGAAGGCTATAAAGATGCCTTCAAGGCCACCATTTACGAAAATGATACTCCGCGCTATATTCCATATTTGTAAGTATTTAAAAATTATTTATATAAATATATATAAATGTTAAGTGAAATTATGTCAAGCAATCAACTTGCTCATACTAATTCACCAATATTAAATTCATTAATGAGAGATAATCCTGGTGTTGATTTAGAAGAAGAAAAGTTAAAAGAAGAATTTGTCGATTTCCAAAAAAATCTTCACGAATTATCAAATATTAAACAAAATGATAAAATAGGTCGTGATAGCGATGGAAAATACTATATTTTTTCAGCAAGTATGTTTCAAAAATTAACACGATTAATTTATCGTGAAAATAGAGAATGGACTTTTAAATATTTAGACGAAGACTTTACAAAATTTATGAAATTTTTGGATAATGTAATAGCAAAATACAAATCCAACTATACAATGGCTATGAAAATTTTTGTTTCTAAGATTACCGATTTTATTGATAGTATAATGCCAGGGCTTTATCATTTAAAAAAAACATATCCAGAAGAAAGCAACTTAGTAGCAAAAATAGATAGTATAATCGTTACCTTAATAGATTTTAAAGATAGCACTAGAAGAAATACAAATATGAATATAGTAACTTCCGTTCTCAGAAAAAGAGCGTTGAGCGAATAAATTAAATATTATTTATTTTAACATTTAATTTATTGACCTATTGTTGCTAATGTATCTGCTGCATTATCTCCTATCTTTCCTGTAACTATTACTTGAGGAGGATTAGCAGTTATATCTGTTCTAATATTTACCCATTTATCGCCTCCTAAATTAAATGTTTTACCTGGTTCAGCTCCTCGTGGTCTATTTGTTTTTCCTGCGACCCTTCGTCTATCTGATGGCGTGGATCTAGGCCCTCTCTCAAATCTTCTTAACGCTGCTAGACCGGGATCAATATTACCATTATTTTTAACGGCTAAATCTCTTGATGGCGTTCTCTTGCTTGCACCAGCTACTGCCCTATTGTTTCGATTCATTGGTGGTGGACTAAATCTAGCACTAGCTGAAGATGTTGGTGATGGTGTTGGTGTTGGAATCTTACTAGGATCAACTACTGGTGGCGGCGGTGGGGGTATATTTGTAAAATTGCCTGGATCAACTTCTGGTAATTTGCTTCTTATGTTTCCTACTTGCGCTCTTCTAGCCTCGTTCCTTCTAGCTTGTTCACGATAATCTCTAATTTGCCGTCTTTTTCTACGTAGTTCTTGAATTTGCTGTTTAGCTATTTCTCGTTCCTCTGGTGTTCGTGAATTACCTGTTCTATTTTCTAATTTATTTGAAAAAGATACCGATTTTCCTCTTCTACTTGTCTTTCTACTAGTATTTCTACTAGTATTTCTACTAACTACATTTCTACCTGTTATTTTTGAATTTCTTTTAGTTTCAAGAACATTATTCTCCGTCTTACTAGCGAGTGCCGGGGGAACATTTGCTGGTGGTTGTGGACGGTTTGATGAGCGACTTACTATTGCATTCGGAACATATTGGGGGCCTCTGTCTCTCATTTTTCCTATGGGGCGTCTGTCTCTCATTTTTCCTACTAATTCTCTATATTCCTTTTGTAATTTTGAAATATCTTTTTCTACTTTATTTATTTTTTGTTTACTGTCAGCCATTTCTGTTTGTGAACGTGCTTCAGCAAGTTTAATCATTAAGTTTTTATATTGACGAACCAATTGTGGTTCGTTGGGTTGATAAGTTGCTACCGCAGCCTTAATTTTTTGTCTTATTTTTATTATAGTATTCAATATTCTTTGTTTATCACGCGGTAAAATTTGTCGGAGTATGTTTCGTGGATTATTTGGATCATTTGATAAAAGGGATGATGATTGGCGTTTACCGGCATTACTTCTGGTAGATTTAGATTGTCTAATAGTTCTATAACGATCAGCTACGTAAGGAAAACCATTTTCTCCAGGCATCCACGTTCCAGGACCAGGATCTGTTCTAGTAATAAAATCTTTTGCTACATATGCAAAAGGAATAGACTTGTTTTTTTTATTAATATCACCTGTATAACCCATTGGTAAAGATGGCATAAATCCTAGTTTCCTTATAAGCCCAGATTTTTTGTATAACTTAACTATTTGTTCATTTGTAAACATATTACTAGGTTTGTTTTTAGATCCAATTTTCGTCAACTCATAACTATACTTCCCCTGCCTTGCTACAGATTGTTTTCTTTTGTTTCTCGAACTTTTCTTTTTTTGCCTTGATGAAGATTGTGAATTTTTTGAAGCTGTAGGTGTAGATGGAGGTTGTTGAATTACACGTGCTGTAAGTGGAGGTTGTGATTTTTTTGAAGCTGTGGGTGTAGATGGAGGTTGTTGAATTACACGTGCTGTAGGTGGAGGTTGTGATTTTTTTGAAGCTGTGGGAGATGATGGAGGTTGAGATGGTTGTTGTGATTTCTTTTTTGTTTGTCTTTTTGATGGTTTTCTTCTTCGTCTACTTTTGTTTTTTCTTTGTTTTTGTTGTTGTATTTTTCTCCTCTGTGCTTGAGTTAAAGCTTTTGCCATAAGTAAAGGCTCTTTAGAGGCACCCTGTGATGTTGTTGACGCCCTTGCTCTTCTTTTTGGTTGGAGTTTAACTCCTTGTTCTGCCGCTGCCTCCTTATTAGTTTCTTGTTTACGTTTTTCTCGAATCATTCTTAAAACTTTTTTATTAAATGATTCAGGTATATTACTACCATCTATTAGTTTTTTTCCAGATCTTCTATCTTGATTTAATAGATTACTTGAATATGAAACTTTTTCTTCGGCGCGCATATTTTTAGTTATATTTTCATAAGCTGTTTGAAGCTCTCTCTGAGTGATCCCTTTCGTAATAGCTTCGGCATATTGTTGGGGATGTTTTTCTGTCCATCTTGATAAAGATCCACCTTTCATAACACGTTTTTTTCTATTTTTGAGAGTTTTTCTTTTTAGATCCAAATGTCTTTTTCTAAAGCTTCTTCTAAATTTTTTTTGTTTTTTTCTTCTTTTAGGCAACTTCCTAGATTGATTCTTACTTTTTTTTATTTTATTGTATCTTTTTTTAGTTAGCAACATATATACATATTTTGAGATTTTTTTATTATATAGATATATTAATGAGTTGTATTTCTCCAATTGATATAAAAGGTATTACAAAACCGTGCACAACTGGATGCAGTTATAAATATAATTATGGCAATTCAAATTGTCTTTTGGCAAATAAAGGAACTTATGTTGAAATTAAATTTAATTCATCCAATACAGTATTATTTAATGATGCCAATTATACACTTAAAGAAGCTAGAATTTACAAACCATCATTGCATACCTGGGAAGGTTCAAGGACAGCAGGCGAATTAGTTTTAAATCATTTTGGATCAAGCGAGAATATGTATATTTGTATACCTATTCAACAAGAAAACGGAAAAGGTCCTACAACAACCTGGTTTAATAAATTTATGAGATATATTCCTACTACAACAAATTCTGGAACCAGTGTTACTGGTGTGAATAAATTCAGCGTTAATACAATTGTTCCACAAGGACCATACTATTACTATGTGGGAACATCTCCATGGTGCAAAACATCAAATACTGGAGGACCTTCAAATAAAATAATTGTTTTTCCAAAAAATCAAGCAGTAACTATGACAACCAGTGATTTTACAAACTTAACAAGAATATCAAATAGTAATCAACCAGTAAGAACGCCTACAGGAGATGTGTTTTTTAATGCTGCTGGAACAAGAGAAGGACCAATATCTGGGACCGGAGTAAACGGAAATACTGAAGTTGTTGACTGTGTTCCTGTATCAATAGATGGCACTGAACTTACAGGAGATGCAGCAGCAGTTAATTCAAATATTTCCGATATATCAGGAAAAGCGCCTTCACTATCTTTTGATAAAATTCCTCCCTGGTTTTGGACATCTATAGCGATTATAGCTGGAATAGCTGTTTTATTTATTATTTATTTTCTAGTGTCTAAAGGTTTAGATGCAAGTAGAACAGGTGGTGGTGGCGGTGCATCTGCTAGAGCTTCAACATCAACAAAAAGTAGTAGTTAAATTAAATTTTATACATATTCTAAATTTAATTTAATTTAGCAGCATCGTGAAGTTTGCTCTGAGTAGGTTTAAAAGAGGGGGCAGACATAATAGGAGCGGCCTCTTGTGGAATCATATCAGCAATAACTTCTTCTTCAACGGTTACTGGAAACTGGTTCATTGCCGATAAATGAGCGGATTTTTTAGCTTCGGTTGGAATAAATTTCATTACAGCAGGTCCAATATTGGTATTGCTTGAACGTCTAATAAGTTCATAGGCAGCAAGAAGTGATAAAGCACACAAAATTGGTTGTTTACTTGTGCACATTGAGAGTGCAACAACCACTACAATAATTTTACCAACAATTGTGTCTACAAGCTTTGCAACAGCATCAGGAACGTGAATATCCATCACAATAAAAATAGCTAAAAGAACCATCAAGACAAGATAGTGCTGATCTTTTTTGAGTAATTTGTTCAAACTAGACATATATCATAAGGACAGATTTTTTCTTATTAAAATTGAAAAACAATCTAAAAATGGAAGAACACATTATATTATTATGGATGATATAGCCACTTATCTAGGACCTAAAGGTTATTCAATAAAAAAGCAATATATAAGTATAGAGGAACAACATCAAATACGGAAAGAATTAAATGTTATGCCATTTGTTCCTAAAACTTCTATTTCTAAACCTCACCCATTTCCAGTATATCGTGAATCTCCTAAAAAAATATATGTTCCTCGTTTTTATGGATTAGAAACATATGGAGAACCAGATGATATTACCATTAGCGAAGGAGACAATATAGATATAGAATTTATTGGTGATTTGAGGGATTTTCAGAAACCAATTGTTAAAAAATATGTAGATCACGTAGGAAATTCGGGAGGTGGTTTATTGGAAGTTCCTTGCGGAAGAGGCAAAACTGTTATGGGTTTGAATATTATATCTAAATTAAGAAAAAAAACACTTATTATAGTTCATAAAGAATTCTTACTACGACAATGGATAGAAAGAATACAACAATTTCTACCTAATGCACGGGTAGGAAGAATTCAAGGAGAAATTCTTGATATACAGGATAAAGATATAGTAATAGGTATGCTACAATCACTAAGTATGAAAGATTATCCAAATAGTATATTTTCAAGTTTTGGTTTTACCTTGATTGACGAATGTCATCATATTGGTGCAGAAGTTTTTAGCAGGGCCTTATTTAAAATTGTAACATCGTATATGTTGGGACTATCAGCTACAATGGATAGAAAGGACAATTTAACTAAAGTATTTAAAATGTTTATAGGTCCGATAGTTTATTCTGAAAAGCGTAAAGGAGGAGACGATGTGATTGTAAGAGCTATAAACTATTCACACGAAGATGAAGAATTTGGAGAACAAGTATATAATTTTAAAGGTCAAGTTCACTATTCAGTTATGATTAAAAAATTATGTGAATTTAATTTTCGCAGTGAGTTTATTTTAAAGGTTTTGGCTGATTTGTTGAAAGAAAACGGCGACCAACAGATAATTGTTCTTGCTCATAATAAGAGTTTGTTATCTTACTTACACGACGCAATAAAACATAGAAATATATCATCTGTTGGTTATTATGTAGGAGGAATGAAAGAAAAGGATCTGAAGATTACAGAAACAAAAAAAATAATTATAGCTACTTATGCGATGGCGGAAGAAGGTTTGGATATTAAAACACTCACTACATTAGTAATGGCAACTCCTAAAACAGATGTTAGACAAGCAGTGGGTAGAATTTTAAGACAGAAACACAGTAAACCCATAATTGTAGATATTGTAGATCAACACGATATCTTTTCTAGACAGTGGTTGAAAAGAAAACGTTATTACAAAAAACAAAAGTATAAAATAGTATCTGCTGACGTAGACTCATATAAGAAAAAAGAGTGGATTACATTATTTGAAAATGGTAAAGTAAAAAGAAAACAAAAGAAAAAAATCACACAAGAGAATCAGTTTCTTCAGGGTGTGTGTATGATATCGGATGATTAATTATATTTAAATTTAAAATCATATTTTATAGAATTATGATTTTATAACTTATTGACTTACACCTTTATCAAGAACAGGGGATGGTCCACCTTTTCCTGTAAAATGATTATAGTTATCTACGCAATTAATCTGTCTTGTATAACTACCTGGACCAGTTGCCCAGGGGAGAGGTCCGGGGTTTGGTTGAGCGTATCCCGGTGTATTTGGAACATTGCTCTGATACTGGGAATATCCGCCTTTTTGAATTCTACGTCCACCAGCATAAGAAAAAACAGGTGCTCTCATAGTGCTATTACCTGTTAAGTTTTTTAATCGTTTTTCATTATAATTTTTGCTATTTTTTCTGGTAGTGAAATTGTTTCCACTATGTGTTTTAGATTTAGATCCTTTATTATAACCACCTTTACGTCTGCGTTTACGTGTTTTGCGTTTTCCACCTCCTTGAGCACAACTATTACCATTGTAAGGAGTTTCAAGAGGATATCCTGATCCAGCAAATAACAGATTATCTTTACCACTTACATAACCATATCCAGGTCTTAAATTATTATTCACAGCAGGAGGATTAGCTACCAACATACTGTTGCTATCTACATTAGCTGGCACTAAAGGTAAACCACCACCGTGTTGGATTCCAGCACCAATACCTGATGCGCGGGTTGTTCCACAGTTACTGTATGAAGAAAATGGCATTGAACCGTATCCCATACCTGATTTCGCTGCCATATCAGCATCAGCTTGAGTAAACCCATAACCACCTCCACTCTGAACACGCTGACATTTAATAAGTATTCCATTATTCTTTTTGGTATTATTTTTGTTGTTTTTTTTATTGTTATTTTTTTTGGTGTTATTCTTTTTGTTGTTAGCATTGTTCTTGTTGTTCT